CTGAGATTCGTGTTAAAGACGGATTTCAAAGGACTACATTAGATGGTTCTGGCCAAGACGGAATTGATTTTCGTAAGGTCGGTACTAATCGCGTAGGAGCCGTGGAGTTCAAACTTAAGTATGATACTCCAAATGGTTTCTGCAGTTTTGAAGCAGATGACAATGAAGGTTGGATTACCTACCAAGAAATGTGTGATATTACTTTGGCTACGGCCCGCGAGCATGCGTCTAAAACTGACGCTCTCGGCGATACTCGTAAGTATGTTGACGATTTGCACGTTGAACGGTGTGTTCATTCTCTTTTTAATTGTCCTATTTGCTATTCTGGTGCTGATACCTATGTCTCTGAACATTTTAAGAGGACTCATTTAAATAAGTCTCTTCCTGAGGTGGAATTTTCTCCCACTTCTCGTTTTTACAGTAGACAAGGTTATACCGTTTTAGGGCGCTCAAAGAATTTTGTATTTGATATCATGACGATAATCTCTTATTTTACTCTTTTTACTTTTTATAGAGTGTGTGCCATTCTTTCTCCTGATTTGAAAAGGATAGCAGATAGTTACAGAGCATACTCTGATGTCGTTCGACACGACCTTAAGAGTGCCTCTGACCTGATGTCCAGAGTAGATCAGATCATTAGTAGATACTATGCCACTAAGCGTCGGTTGTTAAACCATGCTCAGAATGGCTTGTATGTAGTCTTTACGGCTGCTGCTGCTTTTGGGTTCTATAAGTATGTTAACCGAAGTAAATTTAATCCTACTTCCTATCCCGACGAACTGAAAGGAAAGCCACCTTCGGGCGCTTCCTCAGGTAATCCGTGGGACAAGAATGATGGGTTTGTTCATTTTGGAACTGCTTCTGCTTCACCTGGCGATATTATTAGCCAGAGAATCAATCGTAATATGATTGAAGTCGAGCTCATTTTTGGTGATGGCTCGGGAACCGTCAGTCGTACCCACTTAATGGGTGTGACTGGACAATACGCAGTAGGCGTCTGG